ACTGGAATTGTCGCATCGCATCGGACAAAGATTGGTAAGACATGGTTAGAGCCGATGACTGGTACTGTGTCATCTCCAGATGCACCAGATTTAACAATCGTTGACCCGGTTCGTATTGTGTTGCATTGTCGTCCGTTCGATGATGTCGGGATTGTTGAACACTTCCCATTGGCGCAATGGGAAAGTAGTGGGACTCCGGTATGGTTCTTCGGTCTTCGTCTCGCTGGGTTGGTTTTGGGTAAGTACGATTCGGCCGGAGTGCGTGGCGATGTCACAACAATGAATGGTGCTGAACAAGGAGCTGCGCTTCATAAGAATCAAGATGGCTGGATTGGATTAGAAGTTGAAAGAACAGCTGTTTCTGGCGTCAGTTCAATCGATGGTGTAAGTTGGACAACAGTTCGGAAGACAGTAGTTGCTGCTTACACAATGCGTGATGGTACGTCGAAGCTTACGATTGGTACACACGGATCTAAGAATTTTAATGGCCGCATTTATTTGGCGAAGATGGAAGCAATTAAGCGAGCACAAATTGTTTTTCCAGGCGAGTCATTAAATTACATTCGTTCTCCGATTGTTTATCCAACAACTGGTAACGAAATCGAAGTTATTGCTCGTGTCTCTGCGCCATGGAAACAACCGACTCCGGATTATAGTGCAGCAGGTATTCTGTATATGCAGAGTACAATGGGAATGCGGCGTTATAATGGTGGCACAGGTATTCAGGTATATGTTTATGATCCAACTTCTGGCGCTGTTACTGCTGGTGGTGCTAATCCAGTTTCTTGGGTTGATAATCAAATGGTTTGGTTGCGTTTTACGGCAACCACAACGACTACTCGATTGGAATGGGCACTAGATTCTATTGATATTCCGACGGTTTGGAACTTGATCGCTAATCCAGCACGACCAACTGTTCAAATTCGAGCTAACACTAATTATTGTGAGATTGGAACCGATTCAGTTACTAATACAATTCGTCCTTGGGTTGGTCGTATTGCTCGTCTTATTGTACGTCCGACAATTGGCGGTGCAGCAACGCTTGATATGTCTGAGAATGATGCCGGGGTAATGAAAACGGCAACTACGTTCGATCCTAAAGTTGGAGCTACATTAACGGTTAACACGAAGCAGCCACTTGCGTTCATGTTTCCTGGTACTCCTGGGAATTATCTGAGTGTGCCAGATAGTGCTGCTCTTGATATTATAGGAGATCTTGAAGTTGTTGCTCGAGTTTCACCTAGATCATGGCGGCGTACTCCAACCGGTAATGATATTGTTGGTAAATACGAAGGTAATGGCAATCAACGTAGTTGGCGTTTTTACGTTGATCAGTTCGGAAGTCTTGTTGCAACATTTTCTAGTGACGGCATTTCAGGAAACGCCGCAGTTTCTTCTTCTGCGATTTCGAGTTCTGCAGGACAGATCTGGGTAAAGTTTACTCGTCAAGCTGGTGTTGTAAAGTTTTATACTGCTCCCGATTTACTGAGTGAACCAGTGACATGGACTCAACTTGGGACGGATCGTACAACAACGGTTACTGGTAATATATTTGCTGGTACCAGCATTGTCGCTATTGGTGGAGTAACTAATGGCGGAGCTTGGATGGATGGACGTGTTCGTCGAGTAATTATTCGTAGTGGAATTGCAGGTACCATAGTTGCTGATATCAATGATTATAATCCAACTGGTCCTGGAGTTTCATTCTTTACAGCAACAGTTGGTGGTACTGTTTCAGTTATTGACACAAGTTTAGTTTCGGCTTTAGTTCCATTTGCTGTTTCGGGCAATGTTTCAACACCAGATCCAGGCCCGTTGCCATTACAGGTAACATTCGTTTATAAGATTAAAGGTCCTTTAATCGGCACGACTGATTTCTCGATTGCTGGTCAATGGCAAACAAGTGGGGATTATTCGTGGCTATGTCAACGTCGAGGCCCAGGCACAGCACCTATTGGGTCTCCAATATTGTACCTTTCAACTAATGGGTCAACGAGTTCTCCTATCCTCCCGCCAACAATTCCAATTTCGCCATCGGTTGACGAATGGATTGCACTTGCTTTGGATGCCGATACAGGTACTCAGCGAACTCTGCAAGTCTACACGTCTACAAATGGCGTTACTTGGACTCCCAATGGCGCTTTAATGACTGGTCCTCGTTATGGAACGTTTGATAGTGCAAGCGTTCTTCGAGTTGGATCACATGGCCCGACTGGTGCAACCGCGTATTTTAATGGCAACATTTATTACGTAGAAGCACGAACTGGACTAGATCCAGCTGCGGGTGATGTTCTTTGGCGGTTCGATGCTAGTGACTATCCGGGTGGTGGAGCTACTTCCTACGTTGATCCTCGTGGTCGTACATGGACTCTTACTACGGCTGCCGTTATTTCTGCAGGTCATCAACCTATCGTGCAACTAGACCCAAACGTCCCGACTGTGAATATTGTTCAACCACAACCAGATTCAACAATTTGGGAATTTAATCCTAACGATTATCCACGTGCTGGAACTGTTTATACTGATCCTCGTGGCCGAGTATGGACGTTAACTAACGCTAGCGCTATTCCGTCACCGCCAGTAGTTCCTTGAAAGGAGCCGTATGCCTGAGATCGAATTCGGAGACATTACTCCAGACGATGTATACACTGAGGGCGATGAAGATGTTGATTGGTCTGAGGTAGATCTAATCGATAGTCAGATTCAAGACATTCAAGACATTGATGATGGCGATGAACGTCTTGAGGCGGCTAAAGCTTGGGCTGCAGAATTGGCAGGTGACTAATGGGCGCATACTGGCTTCACGATATTGCCCAAGCTCTTTCTGGTCTTCCAGTTAGCTACTACAAGGGATGGGAAACTCGTTCTCGATCGTCCGGTGGATTTGACAAGATCCTCGGCGTCTGCATTCACCACACAGCATCGAAAACTAGTCCTGAATCAGACATGAATTACATGTGGAATGGTTCTCCCGATCGACCGGTTGGAAACCTTTACCTTGCTCGAGATGGAAACATCTGGATTGGAGCAGCTGGAGCAGCGAATACTCAGGGTAAGGGTGGGCCACTAAATTGTCGAAGCGGCACTGTGCCAAAGGACAAGGGTAATCAATACATGATTGCTATTGAAGCCGGAAACAATGGCACCGGTGAAGCGTGGCCAAAAGCGCAAACTGATAGCTATGTGAAACTAGTTCGTCAGTTGTGTGATCATTACGGTCTTAGTTACGGGCAAGATGTGTATGGTCATTACGATTACACATTGCCTTCTTGTCCTGGACGTAAAGTTGATCCGTCTGGGCCGTCTCCATTTGGTTCTATTAATGCGGGCCAAACGTGGGACATCGATGTTTTCCGTAATAAAGTTGCGATGGGCGCACCAGAACCGGAACCAGAACCACCTAAGCCGCCTGGCTGGAAGGATGATGACGTGCTTTTTGTAGTTTCTCAAGATCGAGGCCCCGCAATTGTCGGTCCTGGATATTGGCATTTCGCTCGTAACGATAACGAAGCTTTTGTTTGGCAGAAGGTCTATGGGCCTCCGATTCAACTTGACAATGCGTATGATTACGACACGCTCATGAGAACTATGGCTCTTGAACCAGATGACGATAGTCAGCTTGGACCTGGAGCTTGATTCTATAGGAAGGAGGCCAAATGAGCGCGAAACGTTCTCCAAAACGTCGACCAGCAACCACGGAAGAAAACCGTGAGAATCAAATGGTCTCGCTTGCGATTGATCTAGCGGAAAAACAACTCGCTGAAGGAACTGCTTCCGCTCAAGTTATTACACATTATCTAAAACTTGGCTCTACAAGAGAACGACTTGAGCAAGAACGCCTTTATCGAGAAAATGAACTTCTCGGGGCTCGCGTGGACACCTTGGCTTCGGCGAAGAAGGTTGAGGAGCTATATTCGGCGGCTCTCGATGCTATGCGTTCTTATGCTGGCCGAGAAACACTTCAATATGCTGACGATGATTATGATGATGATTAGGTCATATTCAGAGGTAAAACGATTAGAAACATTCGAAGAAAGATTCGAATATTTGAAGTTAAATGGCGAGGTCGGTCGCTCAACATTTGGATTTGATCGTTATATTAATCAGCAATTTTATGCGTCATATGAGTGGAAAACCGTACGTCAAGCGGTTATATCTAGAGATAATGGGTGCGATTTAGGTATTTCTGGCTATGAAATTCACACCAATATTCTTATTCATCATATCAACCCAATGAGTATTGATGACATAATTCACGGTGAAGAGTGGATATTTAATCCAGAATATTTAATAACAACCACGAAAAATACGCATAACGCAATACATTTTGGTGATGATAAATTGCTTCCTAAGGTAGTTATTGCGCGTACTCGGAACGATACAAAGCTTTGGTAAAGGAGTAACATGGGTGACGAAGAGGAAGTAAGGGACGAAGATGTCCCAGAAGGTGCAGTTACTAAGGAAAAGCTGGTTAGTAATCAGCCACCTAATCCGACTGACACAGAAGATGACGATGAGTAGTATTTAAGGAGTTTATGATGGAAGAAAGCATTTTAAAGAGTACTAAAAAGATCCTTGGTCTTGCTGAGGATTACACTCCATTTGATTTGGATGTCATTACACATATTAATGCCGCTTTCTCCATTCTTAATCAATTGGGTGTTGGCTACGAAGATGGTTTTTGGATTGAAGACGAAGCTGCGGTTTGGGATGACTATGGTGTTCCCGCTAACCAACTTCATTTGGTCAAGACGTATGTTTATTTAAAGGTTCGATCTTTGTTTGATCCTCCGGCTACTTCTTACCTCATTGAGGCTACGAACAATCAAATTAAAGAATACGAGTGGAGACTTAATAGCTTCCGAGAATGGGAGCTTGACCCCACAGATCCAATGGTAGAAGTACCGGATGAGGAGGTAGCATGACGTCACCCGCTGTCAAAGAGTTTATCGAACATCATGGCACTAAAGGAATGAAGTGGGGTGTTCGAAAAGCTCGAGGTGATAGAAGCGCGTTCAAAGCAAAAAGTGGAACTGCACGAACTAAGTTTGAAAAAGCTCCGAAACGAATGACTTCTTCAGAGCTTGATAAGCGTATCAAGCGAATGGAACTCGAGAAGAAGTATAATGAACTTAATAAGCGAGATGTTCGTAAAGGTGAACAGATTGCCACGGAAATTCTTACAAATTCGGGTAAGAAGATTGCAACAACTGTTCTTACTGGGGCTGGATTACTTGCGGTGAAGATGATCGCCGATAGGAAGCTTGGTTCAGAAGCTGCGGCTATGATCACCAAACGTGGTAAGTAGGTTATCGGAGGTGGGAGTTGACATTATCTAATACTGCAACTCCTTACTATTATGGAGAGTTTCGTGATGCTGTAATGCGTGGAGACATTCCAGTTAATCGAGAAATCTCCATGGAGATGAATCGCATCGATGATCTAATTGCTAATCCAAATATTTATTATGACGACATGGCAGTTCATGGATTCATCAAGTATTGCGAGTTTGAACTTACACTTACTGACGGTAGTGATCTGCATCTTCTCGACACATTTAAACTTTGGGCTGAACAAATTTTTGGATGGTATTACTTCATTGAGCGAAGTGTTTATGAACCTGGCGTCGGTCCTGGCCAAGGACACTACGTGTCGAAGTCTATTAAGAAACGGCTTACTACAAAGCAATACCTGATTGTCGCTAGAGGTGCTGCAAAGTCAATGTATGCTAATTGTGTACAAGCATACTTCTTAAATGTTGATACTGCAACTACTCATCAGATCACAACTGCTCCGACAATGAAGCAGGCCGATGAAGTAATGTCTCCTTTTCGAACGGCCATTACCAGATCAAGAGGCCCACTCTTTCGATTCTTGACTGAGGGTTCTCTACAAAACACCACTGGGTCAAGAGCCCAAAGAGTGAAGTTGGCCTCAACTAAAAAGGGTATTGAGAACTTTCTGACTGGATCTCTACTCGAGGTTCGGCCTATGACAATCAATAAACTTCAAGGTCTTAGGCCTAAAGTATCAACGATTGATGAATGGTTGTCTGGAGACATCAGAGAAGATGTAGTTGGCGCCATTGAGCAGGGCGCTTCAAAGATGGACGACTATTTGATCGTTGCTGTTAGTTCAGAAGGAACTGTTCGAAACGGTTCTGGCGATACCATCAAAATGGAACTTTCTAGCATTCTTCGTGGTGAGTATCAAGCACCTCATGTTTCGATCTGGCACTACAAGTTAGATGAGATTGACGAAATCGCTAATCCAGAGACTTGGTTGAAGGCGAATCCAAATCTTGGTAAGACAGTTACTTATGACGTTTATCATTTGGATGTTGAACGAGCTGAAAAAGCTCCTGCATCCAGAAACGACATCTTGGCAAAGCGATTTGGAATTCCAATGGAAGGTTATACGTATTTCTTCACGTATGAAGAAACGTTACCACATCGCGCAAGAGAGTTTTGGGGAATGCCTTGTGCTCTTGGCGCTGACCTTTCACAAGGTGACGACTTCTGTGCGTTCACACTTCTCTTTCCTTTTGCAAATTATTCGTTTGGTGTTAAAACGAGAAGTTACATTACATCCTTGACATTAATGAAACTTCCGGGAGCCATGCGTATGAAGTATGAAGAATTTATTACAGAAGGAAGCCTGCAAGTTCTGGATGGAACTGTTCTTGACATGATGGAGGTCTATGAGGACCTTGACCAGTTCATTCGTCAAAACGAGTATGATGTTCGTTGCTTCGGATTCGATCCATACAATGCGAAAGAGTTTGTTACTCGATGGGAAATGGAGAACGGATCTTTTGGAATTGAAAAAGTCATTCAGGGCGCTAGGACAGAATCGGTCCCTCTAGGTGAATTGAAAATCTTGTCGGAAGAGCGCAAGTTGGTTTTCGATCAAGAGCTTATGTCATTCGCTATGGGTAATGCAGTTACTTTGGAGGATACGAATGGAAACCGTAAACTTCTAAAGAAACGAGCTGAAGAAAAGATCGATAATGTCTCAGCCATGATGGATGCATACGTGGCTTACAAAGCCAACAAGGAGGCGTTCGAGTGACATTTAAGAAGAATCGATGAGGGGGGTGATGAATCTTGCCAGTTTTTGATCGAATTAAGAAAGCTTGGAACGCCTTTAAAAATCCTATCAGTGATGTTGGAGAAGTTGAATACGGCACTGAAGCTTATTACGGAAACATTTCACCCTCTAGGCCAAGACATAATATTTATAGCGAACGCTCTATCGTTTCGTCTGTTTATACAAGAATTAGTGTTGATGTCGCTGGTGTTCTCATCAAACATGTCAAAATTGATGATACTGGACGATACCTCGAAGATGTTCCTAGTGCATTGAATAACTGTCTAATTTGGGAACCGAATATTGATCAGTCGCCAAGACCATTTAGACAAGATATTGCGATGACTCTTTTTGATAAAGGTGTTGCTGCTGTAGTTCCGGTTGATACAACTCGAAATCCGCAAACTAATGAACTTTTCGACATTTATAGTTTGCGTGTAGGTGAGATTGTTACATGGTATCCAAAGCATGTTCGACTTAGCGTTTATAATGAGAACCGTGGTAAACGAGAAGAAATTACATTGGAAAAGCGATACGTAGCCGTTATCGAAAATCCTTTGTATTCGGTTATGAATGAGCCAAACTCGACTCTTCAACGATTGATTAGGAAGTTAAGTCTTCTTGATGCCGTTGATGAGCAATCTGGTTCTGGGAAACTAGATCTTATTATTCAACTTCCTTACGTTATTAAATCTGAAGCTAGACGACAGCAAGCTGAAAAGCGACGTGAGGACATTGAATTTCAACTTAAGGGAAGTCAGTATGGCATTGCCTATACTGATGGTACCGAGAAGATTACTCAGCTTAATCGCCCAGCCGAAAACAATCTTCTCAAGCAGGTTGAGTATTTAACGGGTATGTTGTACAACCAACTCGGTCTTACCGAGGAAGTAATGAATGGTACGGCTAATGAAGAAGTTATGCTTAACTATTTTAATCGTACAATTGAACCCATTGTTGATGCTATCATCGAATCTATGCAAAGAGCGTTCCTTGGGCCCCAAGGTTCGCGTGGCGATGAACGAATTAACTACTTCCGAGATCCGTTCAAGCTGGTTCCAGTCGGTCAGATTGCTGAAATTGCTGATAAGTTTACTCGTAATGAAATTCTTTCAGCAAATGAAATCAGACACTTCATTGGAATCAAACCATCGGATGATCCGAAGGCAGACAAACTCGTTAACAGCAACATGCCACAAGCAGAAGTAGAAGTAACTGAAGGGGCCTAGCTCTTTTGAAAGGATCAGTCAAAATGGAACCAGATTTCAGCGGTTACGCAACTAAGGCTGGACTCCAATGTTCTGACGGTCGAACCATCATGCCTGGTGCTTTCAAGCATCAAGATAAGATGCGAGTTCCTCTCGTTTGGCAACATGGTCACTCAGACCCGGAGAACGTTCTTGGTCATGCCGTCCTCGAGAATCGAGATGATGGGGTTTATACATACGGATACTTTAATACATCAGCAAAGGCCGTTCATTCCAAGCAGCTCCTAGATCATGGTGATATCACCATGCTTTCTATCTGGGCAAATGAACTCGTTGAACGGGCTGGCAAGGTTCTTCATGGAGCGATTCGTGAAGTGAGTCTTGTTTTGTCCGGTGCTAACCCAGGCGCTCTCATCGAGAATGTCACGATTCACCACGGCGAGGGTGATGACGTCATGCTTGAAGATGAGGTAATCATCTACACGGGCCTTGAGCTCGAGCATGCCGATGCTGATGAGAAGAAGGACGACGAAGAAGACGACGAAGGTGGCGAAACCATCCAAGACGTTTATGATTCAATGTCCGATAAGCAAAAGCAGGTGCTTCATTACATGCTCAGTCAGACGCTTCCGTCTACTGACACTGATGAAGAAGTAAAACAAGATAATCTCAACGATGACTCCAACGGTACCACTCAGGAAGGTAACACAATGACCCGTAACGTTTTTGAGAAGGACGGGCAAGACGACACCAAGTCGCCAGTTCTCTCGCACTCTGACATGCAGGGCATTGTTGCCGATGCGACGAAGATCGGATCGCTCAAGGCTGCTGTTGAGAGTTATGCACTTGCTCACGGTATCAACCAGATCGATGTTCTCTTCCCCGAGGCGCAAGCTCTCACCACGGCTCCGGAGTTCTTTACTCGTCGTCAGGAATGGGTGAATTCCGTTCTTGGTGGAGCTCGTAAGAGCCCCTTCAGTCGGGTGAAGACCCATTGGGCAGACCTCACGTATGACGATGCTCGTGCGAAGGGTTATATCACGGGTGAAGAGAAGCAGGAAGAGTTCTACGGAACTGCTCGTCGGGAAACCGCTCCGCAGACAATCTACAAGAAGCAGAAGCTGGATCGTGATGACATTCTTGACATCACGGACTTCGATGTCGTTGCCTGGATGAAGGGTGAGATGAGGCTTATGCTTGACGAGGAATTGGCTCGTGCAATTCTTCTTGGTGATGGGCGTACACTTCCGGATCCGGACAAGATCTTGGAGGAGCGCATTCGTCCGATCGCCAAGGATGATCCGCTGTTTGCCATTCAGGTGCTGTGCGACTTCTCTACAATCGACAAGTTCGTTGATGCAGTCATTCAGTGGCGTTCTCAGTATCGTGGCAGTGGACAACCGACGTTGTACACCAGCGAGGCCCTTCTCTCCAGCGTTATGATGCTCAAGGACACGCTTGGTCGTCGTATCTATTCGAATCTCGATCAGTTTGCTGCTGAGATTCGTGTTTCATCGATTGTTCCGGTGGATGTCTTTGACCCAGCTGCTGGACAACCGCGAGCAATCATGGTCAACATGAACGATTACGTGGTCGGTTCCGACAAGGGCGGACAGGTTAGTCTGTTTGATGATTTCGATATCGATTACAACCAGTACAAGTATCTGATTGAGACTCGGTGCTCCGGCGCTCTAGTCAAGCTCAAGTCTGCATTGGTTTTCAAGCAGGGAACGTTTGTTGCGCCTCCTGGCGGTACCGTTCATATCATCGTGCCCGAACCACCGAATGCGCGTCAGAGTGTCCCGCCGGTCCATGGATCGCTGCCTGATGATACTGTGACAACGATGGCGACGGAGACCAAGACTCCTAAGAAGTCTTCATCTGAGTCGTAACTAAAGGAGTTTTGATGGCTAGATTTTATGATTCAGTTGGCTATGGAGAATCTGTAGAAACTCCAACAGATTCTGGTATATGGGAAGATGTTATTACTGAAGCATTATACTTCGGTGACGTCATTCGAAATACTAGAAAGCTAGAGCCAGGAGAAAATCTTAATGACGACATTATTGTTGGAAATTCGATTAGTATTGTCGCGGATGACTATGCCATCAAACATTTCTTTAAGATCAAATACGTGAGATGGGCGGGGACTTTGTGGACTGTTAAAAGTGTCGAAGTTAAGAGTCCCCGCCTCATCCTGAGTCTAGGGAGTGTATATAATGGCCCTACGCCATGAACTCCAAACTCTTTTGGTCAATATTCTAGGAACCAAAGACGTCTATTTTCAACCACCGCCTGATGTGCTGATGAATTATCCAT